GAGGAGACCCAGATCGAGGTTAATGACATAATTAAACGAAGACTTCAATTCAACTGTAGGAGTTGAAGAGTATCCAGCACCAGGATCTTTAACAACAATTTGATCTAGTCGCCCATTCTTAATGGAAGCTTCCGCAACTGCCCCAGATCCACCACCACCAGTAATTACAACAGCAGGTGCTTGAGAATATCCAGATCCAGGATCAGTTACAGTAATGCTTGAAAGAATACTTGTAGAAGTTAATTGAGCATTGATTGGGAAAGTAATTTCTGGTCTTAATGTATAGTCATGAGGATAATCATAACCAAAGTTATTATTCTTGAGTTTCTTAATCTTACCAACGTTGCTGCCCTTAGTGAAGATTGAAGCACCGCTGCCGAAAGGTGGAATAACAACTTCAAGATCTGCACCAGATCCAGATAAAGTAGGACCAAGGATACCATCAATAGATTCAACATCGATCGATGCTGTCGTATAACCTTTTCCAGGAGAAGTAACGACAACTTCAATAATTTGCCCAGGAATTACAGTACCTTCATCATCTGTTGTATTAGCAACAGTGATTGTTACTAAACCACCTTCCCCATCACCAGCAATAGGAATTCCAGTATACTCACCAACTGCATACTCAGTGCCAGGTTCGTTAATTTGGACTCTTTCAATCTTTCTATTTGAAATGATGTCCGACACGATTGGAAGTTTCGTATAGAAACCACCAGAGTTAATAATACGAATATCATTAATAGATCCAACCGCACTTTCAGATGCAGTTGAATATGATGCTTGACTTACAACAGCATTACCCTCTGGTTCAGATTGCAGAGCAAATCTCATAGTATCGTCACCAGTTGTAATTGTGCCACCGCTAGTTGTAAAGATCGTAAACTCTCCAAGATAAGGTGAATTAACAATATCAAGGAAACTTCCTGAAATGATTGGAGAATCTTCACCAACTCTAGATGGATCAAAATAATATGAAATGTTGGTAACAATATCTTTATCAACCTTTAAGATTACTGATGGTGTTGGTTGACCTTCTCCCGTTACTCCAGGTGTACCAATTCTTTGAATTGAGTTGAATGAATACTCAAGTTTGTAGAGACTATCCTTAGAGAAGGATAGATTGCCGCCTAACAATGTAGAGTGACTTAAATCAAAGACATACTGATGTCCATAATACATCTTAAGTGTTGGGGATTTGACAAAAATGCTAACATTAGAAGCATTGGTCGCTGGTTGAGTTACAGGTACTTGTGAAAGTTTATAGATAAACTCTTTGATGCTTATCACCCTATCAACTGGGAATGCTCCATCATATTCATCATATACAATTTGTCCAACCTGTTGGGATGGATTACCGTCAACAAAGAGCATTTCTCCTGCAGTGAGATAATGTGTCGAGTCTGTGATTACATAGACTTGATCACTATTTTCTACAGAAGAGACTTGCAGAATTTTTTGTAAGTTAGTAACAAGAGTGATTTTTGTTACTGCAGTTAGATTTGTAATTTGGATAGTGCTGTATCCAGCGTTGAATGTCATGTCACTTGCAGTGACTTCAACTACAGATCCAGGAATATATGGAGAAGATCCAGAAATCTCATCAATTCTAATTTGATATAAACCTGCTTCCCATGCTTTAAACTTACCATATTCATCTAAATTATTTGTACCACCAATATCTGAAGGTGCATCATAATCTGCAAGATCAATATCAAAGGTTCCTGGTGTTGTATTAACTACCTCAAAGAATTCGTATGCTTCAATTTCGTTAACATCATTTACTACAGGACCACGAATGCCGTAAGTGGATTGCTCATCAAATCTTTCTGTGCTCAATTCACCCAGATTAAGATCATTGGACCAGTCGTTGTTATTTACAGCAACATAGATTTTATTGGTTGTAGTATCAATATCAATAATATATCCACTGTTTACAAATGATCCAGAATCATTTAAAAGTAATTTTGCACCAACTGTAAATTTAAATGCCTGATTAGTTGTTAATATTCTGACATTATCAATCTTAATGGTATCAGTGACTTTAAAGTAATAGCGATTTTTAACTACTGCTTGTGCTTTTACTTTCTGCGATCCTGGTGAAGGAACCGTAGCATTCCTAGAAGACCAAATATCTTGAGACTGGGTGAGAGTTTCTTGATCAAGAATGTGTGTAGTGGTTGCTTCATTGAAGTCTAAAGTTTGTAGACCAGTTTCGCCAAGGGCATATCCAACATTAGTAACAGTTAAAGTATTTCCTGTAACTGGAGTGATTGTTTCCCTTGTGAGTGAAATTTGAGTATTAGTTTTAACTCCAAGTGCTCCGATTCTAACAGTATCAGAATCCTTATCAGTTTTTAAACCAAATCCAACATAATCAATATAATCATACTGAGTGATATTATTTGCAAACCATGTATCATCGGTCCAATCATATGTTAAACCAAATGCACCGCTAGTTGGTAATGCTACAACATCAGATGGTACTGTTGGAGTAATTGCTCTATTTCTGAGTCTCAAATTATCGATATAATACTGTCCTTGCTCATTTGATCTAAATTGTGCAGCTACACCACTTTTTCCAGAGATATTACCAATTAATAAATCCTTCTGTGCAAATAAAGTATTTGAAATTGTGCCTGTAAATACTTGGATTCCATTAATATAACCAGTAAATACATTACCTTCTTTCTTCAATCCAACAAATTGCCAGGTATTATCTGCATACATTGTAGTCAGAGATGACTGTAATGCAGAACTTGCAGAGTTGATTGCAGTTGTATTGTTTGTAACAACTAATTCAAGATATCCAGTAGCAATATCATAATACAACCAAAGACCACCAGTTAAGTCTGTTGCATCACCAATCGATAACAAAGTTTCTTGAGTTTGACTGTGAGTATTGCTATTTGCAGAATCTTTGTATAGCATAAACTCAAGAGTCCAATTGTCATCGAGTTTTGTGCCAAGATCTGATCCAGGAATCTTAACCGCTGCATTTTCCCAGTTTAGTGGTGTTGCAACATCATATCCGAATAATTTAGCAACACCATCTCCAAGTAGAGTCAATGCATCTGTAGAATCATTACCTATCAAAGTTGGAGTGTAGTGATTTGTTGTGTCTGTAGCGTCATCAGTTTGACCAAACTCAAATAGGAATTCATTTCTATTCCAAGAAGTTTGTCCAAATAGATAAACATCTCCAGAAACGTCAGTATCGATGGCATGTACAGAAATACCTTCAATGTTATTAACGGTATCGCTAGTAGAAACAAATTTATTAGCAGTATGTTTAGTTAACGTGCCATCATAATTAATTTTAACGGAAGAAGCGAATTTTTGCCCTGTTGTTACATTTGTTTCTGTATAAGCAACATTCAAGAATCCAAAGATGTCTATGACACTATTCTGTGCCATTTGAATGTCTCTAGATGGAGTGGAATATCTGTAATTCCAAATCAAATCACCATCATTTTTGAATTTACCAACCCAGAATCCATCTTTAGTTGCATCATCAGATTTTAGTCTAGTTGTTGCGGTAATATAGTATTCATCATATTCATCGTAGGCAATACTAGAATCAAAGAATGAATATAATGTGTTTGATACTTCTTTAATCCAGTCAACAGTGATCAAAGAAGTTGAAATTGATACTTTTCCGAAGGAAACATTAACATCATCCGATGACTGGGTGGCGGCGGTTTCCATAGTGAAATAAACTCCACTATCAGAAACTACAACATCAGTAATTTTTTCCGACTTGTTTGCTGAGGCCAGTTTTCTCTTGGTAACAAAAGATCCAGTAGTGTCAATAACAGCAAGGAATGCATCCAATGGATTACCAGAATTGGTATTTGTGTGTCCACCGATTAAAATTCTTGTATCGGAAATTTGTGTAATTGCAGTTACAACATCAGCCCTAGTAGATCCAGAAATGCCAGAATATCCCTTCTGATAATTTAACGTTGCGCTAAGTCCATCGTTTGATTGTGTATATTTTACAATCACAATGTCTGGATTATACGAATCTAAAAGTGCAGTGTTTGGTCGGTTTGTACCAACAACCCAAATATTGTTTCCGTTTACATGAATTTTGTTGAAAATTAAAGAAGTGGTAAATCCTGCTGGTTGAGAAGACTCTGCGGTCTTTTCCCATTCTTTAAGACCAGTTGAAGAGAATTTCGATACAAATCCAACCGTATTTCCGTTGGCATCTAAAGTTTCTCCACAAAGATATACCTCTTTGTCAGCATTAACATGAATATCATTGACTTTTAAGTAATTATTGTTTTCAATCAAAGAAACATAGTAGTTTGCTTTTTTGAAAATTTGAGGGTGGCTTAAAATAATTCTTGGATTCTCAGTATATCCAGATCCAGAATTTATAATATTAAATTTAGTAATAGCGCCAACATTATTGATTACTGCTTCAATTTGACCACCATCTCCATCGCCATCAACAATAACCTCTGGTGGAATATCTGCATTATAACCACTTCCATTTTGAGTTACAATAATTTCTTCAATACCTTTATATTGGCGAACAACATATTCTTTATTAGTGCTATCCATCACTGGTTCATAATCAACCGAAATAGCATCACCAGGCTTTAAGTTGTGTGGTACGTCTGTTGTAATAATTCCATAGTTAATTCCATCAATAGTTTCATATGTATAGGAAGCAATATCTTCACCAGTAATTTTAGCAACTCTAGCAGAAACTCCAGTACCATCAGTACCAGTATTATCAAAGACAAGAATATCATTTACTTGATAATTTTGTCCTGGATTTTCTACGGTAAATCCAGTAACTGAAGCATCTTCAAATTTTTGAATTGTTTCAACTTCAATGTCAACTTTGGAGTCAAATCTAACTTTGGGGAAGTAATCGAAGACCTGTAATGGCGATTCCTCGAAGATCTGCTCAGGATCGTCAATTTCATCTTGACTAATGACGCCATCTCGATTTTCATCTTCAACTTCAAATAGTAAAATATCACCCGCTTCTGTTGTTAGAGCATTTGTTGATGCATTTGGTGTTCTTTCAACATCAATATCAACATTTTCATATGGATCTCTGTATCTAATAACACCAGTAGGAATATTTTGCTGTACTGCTGTGTTTTCTAAATTCCAAATATCAACAACTGAATTGTAACTTGGTCCCAAAACATATGGAAATACAGGATTACCATTTTCTGTAGAATCAATAGTGACAAAGTAGCAATATCTTCCAGCTGGAAAATCTGGTGTTTTGCAGAATCTTCCGTTGTATTGATCTAGATCACCACTACCAAAATTATATTGATAATCATCAACATAAAGACCTGCAGCATCAACATTTAGAGAAGGTCCATTTACTCTAGTTGGATATGGATTTGTAATTGCATCATATACCAAATTAGTTTTTAATGCATATGAAGAACGCATTCTTGTTATATTAGAAGATTGATCCGTAGGATCTTCATATGCATAAGGACCATAAATTGGGTTTCCATCATATGCCCAACCAAGAATAGGAGAGTGCTCTAGTTGATCCTCTTGCTCTAAAATTTCATTATTCGATGCAACAAATAAATTATCACCTAAAATGTATCTTAGTCTTTGTGGATTAGATAAGTGTGCATATTCACCACCATATTGTGTATTATATCCTTCAAATACAGATCCCTTTGCATCATCAAACGACTCAGTGAGTTGTAAATTATACACCCATTTAAATACATTTGCACTAAATGATGCATTTTGACCAACTGAAGTCAAATTAATTATTGTCGATCCTTGACTATATCCAATACCTCTATTAAGAATTTCAATATTGGTTACTCTACCAGCATTTTCGCCATCAACATCAATAGTTGCCCTTGCAATTGCACCAAAACCATCTCCCTGAATAGAAATTTCTGGAGCAGTGGTGTATCCTTGTCCTGCATTAATGATTGCAATTGAAATAATTCTTCCGTTACTTACAATTGCTTGGGCAACAGCGCCCTCACCCGAAGATAGTTTGATAGATGGATTTGATGTATATTCAGACCCAGCATTAGTGATGCTAACAGATTTAATTGGCCCTCTAACAGAGGCATCACCTGCAGCACCAGACCCACTACCACCAACAATAGAAATTTGGGGTTTTGACGTATATCCAGATCCACCATTATTAACAAGGATTTTAGAAACAACTCCTCTAGTAATGATAGCAGTTGCAGATGCGCCAGAACCACCACCGCCGACGATAGAAACAAGAGGAGAAGTCTTGTATCCACTACCACCAGATGTTACTTCAATCTCAGTGATAGATCCATCAACAACAACCTCAGCAGCTGCGCCAGATCCATACCCACCACTAAATGTTAGTTGTGGTGGAGAAGCTGCGTCATAATTTTCACCTTTATCTAAAATGCTAATAGATGTAATTTGTCCGTATGTCTTTGACTCTGTGGACTTGTAGGACCAAATCGATACACCATTGACCCAAGTGCCAATCGATCCAGAACTAATATTAGTTTTCGTAGAGATCGTTTGAGATTTTAAGGGGAAACGGTTTAGTTTTCTTTGGTTTCCAGGTAAGAGTGCAGATCCTAAAAATGGTCCAATATTATAGTTTGGAATTCCTGTAGAAGCAATATAAACGTAATCGGTATTAAAGAATGAATTTTGGATATTTGTTGTATATGGAGCAACTGCCTTGGATACAGCAGAATTTTGAGATTTACCTTTATTCAGGTCAACAGAAATTAAAATATTGCCTTGTGGTTCTACAACTGCAGATTGGGGAAGTCTATATTGGAAAACATTAGTAGTATCTCTTGAAGTTACTAAAAATGTGCCGTTATAAATGATTGGATTAGCACCGTAAACAGTAACTTGATCTCCAACTAAGAGTCCATGAGGTGCATTACATGTTACTGTTGCATATTCATCATTAACTCCACCAAAAGTGATTGATGCAACTTCAATTAATTTTTTAACATTATACAACCATGTTGTTAACTGAGGTAAATCAGAAGTGCCACCAAGTTTTGAGACAGTCAGTTTATCTCCAGGAAGATAATAAGATCCAGTATCAGTTAATGTTGTTTGCTGTGCATCAACAATACCAACGATATTCATTACAACTTCTTGAGTTGTACCAGCATTTAAATAAATTCTAAAATTAGAAACTACATCAGTTGCAGAATCCCATACTTGAGGATTTCCTGCAATTCCTCTTGTGCATTCAATAAACTGGTTTAGTGATTTTTCCTTATATCTTACAGTTTCTCCATTACCAATAACAAATTCACCGTTTCTTTCTGGCCATCCAATTGTAGAGTCAACAGTAATAATATCTGTTGTTTCTGTTAATGGTTCTGCGAGTTTTGTTTTATATGGAACAATAAATTTACCATTGATTGTTTCCTCAGATAAAACTAATTCAAAAATTTCAACATCAGATGTCTTGATAGAAATGAAGTTTTCTACAAGAGCACTAGCATTTTTAACATTAGAATCTGCAATATCTTCAAATTGTTGTACTAAAGCATCTTGAATATTATTTGGATCACCACTTACCAAAGTTGCCCTAAGAATTGTATTAATAGACCATGACGCTGCAGATGGTTTAATAATCTGATCTTTGGGATATGAAATAGATACAGTTTCACCATAAAGTAATTTGAAAAGATATTCAACACTAAATGATGTGCCTTTAGTAGAATAGAAGGTTTTAATATTTTTAATAGCATTTCTTACGTCAATGCTATTAAAATCTAATTGAGGTACATCTGGTAAAAACTGCTCAATATATTTGTCAAGCAGTCTCTTAACAAATAGAGCATCTAGACATTTTACAGAAGATTCTGTCTCATGTATGGCGGCAGTAGTATCGTTGGAAAATACTGCATTTCCTTCTTCAGTATAATCTACAATTCCACTAGCGGCGCGAGCACAACCTTCAAATCTGCACTTTTGATATCCAGATCCAGCCTTAATGATAGAAAATCCTGTGATTTCTCCAAGTCCGATTTCTACCGAAGCAGCTGCAGGTGGTGGTGATTGAATAACTACTTTTGGTGGAAATTCTGCGCTATATCCACTACCAAAGTTAGTTACATTGATATCTGTAATTTGACCATTAAAAATTGCTGCTGTTGCAGTTGCGCCAACACCACCAATGAAAACTCCCTGATCATTTACTCTATCATCAACAATATAAACTGATGGAACATCTTCATATCCAAGACCACCACTAAGCAATTCAACACTAGTTAATCTGCCGTCGCCATCAACAACAGCTTCAAGTACTTGAGCTTTTACTGGATTAATTACTGCAATTCTTGGTTGCGTTTCATATCCTTGACCAGGATTTAAAATGGTGACTGATTCCAATTCACCATTTGAGTTTAATACGCTCTGAAAAGTTGCTACAATGCCATTCTCGCCCGTAGGAGGGTCGATATAGATATCAGGAGGGGTAGTATATCCAGATCCAGCATTAGTGATTGTAATAGGTCCTGTGACCGATCCTGCAATAATTGTAGGTCTTGCTAATTCTGCTCCCCCAGGTTGTACAAACGTAATTCTTGGAGTAAACGTATAACCACTACCAGAATCAATAATTCTCAATCCAGATACTACACCATTACTTACAGTCGCTTCAATTTTAGCTGTTGTGCTTCCAGTCTTGGTTGGAGATTGAATTGAAACAAATGGTGGATTTGTGCTGCTGTATCCTCTTCCTCCAGATAGAAGAGAAATGTTTTTAATTCCATTTACCAGTGGTTTTACAGATGCATCCCGACCCGTTTCAGATTTAACAGTAATCTTAGGTGGATATTCAAATCTATAATCAGATCCAGTTTCAGAAACTTCGACTGAAGTAATTTGTCCAGTTTCAGAAACTCGGGAGAATCCAATAGCACCACTACCAAAACTAGGAATCGGTGCCTCAATTGAGAATAGTGATAATCGTCTTCCTGTTAATGGGGCAAAATTAAACGAAATTCTGTCTTCATCGAAAGAAAATTGTACCTTTGGTAATAATAATTCATTGTCATAGATAGCGATGACATATTCATCAACAATTGGAGTGTATGAAGATCCAGATCTAGTTACAGGAAAACTAGTTTTCCCTTCGCCAAAAGATCCAGAAATATCATCTAATGAATAAATCGTATTTTCAATAAATCCATTTAAAAATGTAATACTTGTTGAAATTGTATCGTCGGCAGGAAGTCTAGTTCTAGGAGGATTTGTAAATACAATATTACTACCACTGACGGTATAATCAACATTAGGAACCAACACCTCATTATAAACCTTGACGATAAGATGTTGTGCCGAAGGAGGAGAAACGGGACTGTCTTGAGAAGTAAGTGGAAATGTTGTGGTTTGACCGTCAAAAGACTCGATCAGTGAAGCAAGGGTGCTCCATTTTAATTGTACTTGATCATAAGAAATGCCTGGTCTAAGTGCAATACTTGGAGAAGGAATTGCCTTTTCATAGTAAATTACCTCATCACCAATTAAGATACTTCCATTGGTTTCAAGGAATTTATCAACGTTTTCTACAATAATTACATCATCAGTTGCAGAAATTTCTTCAACAACTTTTGTTGCACCACCTAAAATGTCAACATCAAGTCTATCGATGTTTAAGTATTCTAGAAATTGATTGAGAATATTTTGTCCTAGTCCTGTCTTCTCTTGAGACTTATAGTAATATTCTAGAAATTTAGGAAATAGTGGATAAGAATCCTGTACAAACTGAGGTGTTTGCTTTGTGACTGCTTGGGATACCTTATTAATAGACATTACTTTCTTCAGAAGCAGGAGATTGTTGTAAAGTCACCAGTATTAGCGATATCAGCGATATCAATTGTTGTTGGTACAACATTAAAGTCACCTGGCGTAAGACTATTTAGTGGAATATTTGGAGGAGGCGTTGTGCCAACTGGGACGATCGTAACTACAGGTGTAACAACTTCAATGACTGTTCCTGGTGTTGGATTACTAATTGTTGAAGCGTTTTCTGGAATAATTTGCACTGGAATTTGTAAATCTCCCAAATTGTCAATTGCAGTAAGACTATCATCAACAACACCACTATCAACTACTCCATCATTATCGGTATCAACACCACTTCCAGGAATAATCTCAAGATTATTGCCACCTGCGCCAATGATGTTTACTGGACCAAAACAAATTTCTCCAGTTTCATAGTTTACCGTGCCTGCAGAAGCATTAGTAATAACCTTTCTGTTTCCACTGTTATAGTAAGTAATCAATTTACCCTTTCCATCATCTTCAAATTGCTGATCTACTGTTGGTAGAGCTGCAGTTCTAAAGATTCCAGACTTGATAACTGGTTCTTTGCTACAATTTGGATCATTATTTCCAGGAGCACTATCATAGATTGGCGATCCAGTGGTAATGCAATATGTGTTTGTTTGAGCAGCAAATGGTCTAATGTATTTGATTAGAGTAATTTGAGAAGAAATATCAGAAATACATCTATTTGAAAGACTGATAGCTTTTTGGAATTTTGAAAGACTAAAACTACCACCAAAATTATTGATATTTGATGCTACTGCCCAATCATTAATTGACGATTGTACATCAGAAGAGATTTCAGAAACACTTCTACTGGAGCAAGCAGGATCATAGAAAACAAAAACTTTTGGATAAACATAGATTGAATCTGCATCAATAATTACTGGCTCAATCGATGCCATCGCATATGCTCTTAACTGATTAGAAAGATTTTTCTTAGTCGTATCATTTAAGTTTGATCCTGTTAGTGTTTTTATTGCGATATACACCTTTCCATATACAGGAGGACTTATCTGATCCCCACCATAAGCAACTACAGTTTTAGTATTTGAATAAATTTGTTTTACAATAGCTTCGTAGTCTGCAGCAGTCACCGCTCTATATTGTGCAGCATAATATCTCGGAGCATTAAATTTAATGGATTCGATGCTCTCTGCAGTTGCTCCAAATCTAGATTTCTCTGCTAAAGTCCAAGCAAAATCATTAGAGTTGTATAAAGTGCCATTACTATCAGATCCTCTACCAATCAAGGTAAACTGACTTACATCGTTTGCACTTGATCCCGATGTTACCAAATATTCTAGGGTAATTACCTCACCGTCTACTAGTTGTCTACCAATAGTCCCATCACCAAATACCAATTCATATTTTTTATCCTCTGTCTCAGATATAAAATAAATTCTGTCTGTTGGTAAAATTGATGTGATATTTTCTACTTTATTATAGATATCTGAAGTTGTACTAGATTCGTTTGGTCTTACCGTTACCTTTAAAGTTTCAATATCTGCATCAGATGTTGGAATTACATATCTCTGCTTAGCAAATGTATTGACAACATATGAATATGTAATTACATTGCCCTCGGTTAGTTTAAGACATCTCCAAGTAGCGATTCCTGTAGTCTGATTGACAGAAACGGTTTGTGGATCCAAAAGATTCCAAGTATAATTAGATCCTGTTGCCCATGGTCCCTTATTGAGGGTTGCATTGTTTGGCCATGCTCCAGCAACCTGCTCAGTCTGTAAGGTTAAATGGAAATATGCTTTTGCTGAGATAATTGATCTCGGCGTATAATTTAATAGTTTGGCAATATTGACTACATTATCTCTCAATGTAGCAGAATTCAAAAATACTTCATTCATAGACATGTTTGCCATGAATGATGAGTAGTATGTATTATATGCTAATACATCAATAAGATACGATAGTCCAGACCCTTCAAAATCGTAGTCAGAAAACTCAGTCCTCGTCCTTAGATAAGACCTAATCGAAGATTTAATATCTTCAAAATCTAGTGCTGTTAGATTATTTGGTTGCATTATGGTCTCTGTAATACGAATTGAATATTTTCAACAATTGGCAAACCAATAATTTGATATTCTAGACTCACACTAATTGCATTTTCTTCATAATCTGGAATACATCTAATACTGGTAACGATTACCCGTTTTTCATAGTTGCTGATTGTATTTAGGATTTCAGTTTGAATTGTATCAACTAAAAATGGATCCAGTTGCTCAAATAGCAATTGGGATACGGTAGATCCAAATTTTCCATTAAATAATTTTTCTCCTGGTCCTGTTAAAACAATATTTTTTACTGATTGCTTAATGGCATCATCATTTACCACTTTAGATATATCTTTTGTAAATGGGTTTCTTAAGAAACCCATAGACATATCTTGAAAACTTTTTGACTTTTTAAAGTCTTTACCAGTAATAGGTTTTAATGCCATCTTTCTACATAGTCGTCGAATCCATTCTTACCACCACACCATTTTGAAAGTCTATCCTTTGGAGGATTTTTTTTATTTGCTTTATTCAAATAAGCATCCGATCGTGGATCTGTAATTAATACAGTTGTGCCGAAATCGTTTTCCATCATTGAAGGTACATTATCTGGGACGGGATGATTTGCCATAACTCCAAAAATCTGTTAACCAGAACTTTTAGAGGGGTTGCTATCCCTAGAATCTATTTATGGCAATTTTAGCACATAAAAAGGGGAGACTTGCTCCCCTAGATTCAACCTTTACCTTGACCACGAAGCAATTTTCGGGATCCTCTCGGTTTTGAATTTGTACCTTGTCCTTGACGAGTACGTTTTGGAGGACTCTTAGTATAACCATTCTTAACGAGACCAACTTTAGCTTTAGCTGCCATAATTAAACTCCTACAAAAACATTGGGTGATCCTGTTGCAATTTTCGAGAGGCAGGGCGGACCAAGAGGATCTGCCACTCTACATAGTCGTCTTCCGTTTACAAATACCGATTTAGTAGTTGCCGTTGCCTTTCTGATATGGGCACCACCACCAGCAATGTCCTCTGCACACAAAACTGATGTTGGACATGGTATTGCTGCAGGAATTGGCTCACAACCAGTAAACTTAAGGAGTTGTGAGCAGGTTGCTGGATGATTTGTCAAAAGATCTTGATCTACAATAGGCATATTGCCACTGATAATAACGTTAGATATACCAGTCATGACCGCAAGTGGCACCTGAGGAAATGGTGGCCAAATACTAGACTTATTCATTGTAAGAAGGGATTTTGGTGGAGCTCCTACACATGGAGTACCACAGGGCACTACAGCATGAACAGTAGCAGGAATACAAATTCCATGTCCAGAATCAGATCCCATATAAAGGGCGGCGGGAAGACCTGCCATATTATACCTCCTTAGTTAAGCATTGTCAAAGGGATTGCCGTATGCCTCAACAGCAGCAGCATAAGTATCGGTGGATCTGGTCAAGTTGTGCCGAATAAGCATTGATCCAGACGCAGACCAGTTTTGACATCCAGGACCCAATAGGGGTGATATAGTATATGTATAAACATTAGTATAATCTACCTGCTGTGTGCCCCCCTGACCATCATCTTCATCAACAGACTCAGATGTACTGGTAGATGGGTAAGACGCCACTGCAGGAGGCGGACAGTCGTTAACTGGAGGGTTTCCTGAGAGGTCTTGCAGGTGAGTACAACCACTCTCCTGGACATTACAACCAATAGTCACGTTTAGTGTGATTTCCTTTCTAGGATCTGCTCGATATTGTTTAATTAAATATTTCGTATACGTTGACGACTTTGGCATATCTGCGAATCTACGTTGAGTAGTTTCGACATAATTTTCTTTGTATTTAATTGTATCTGGGACATTTTCCTGAGTCAGATTATCCAAAGCAGTATCAGTCGATTCATTGAGTGCATCAAGACCAGAGTCAATACTTGATTGTAAATCACCAATATTATTAACTGTGGGCAAGGTTACTTCAACTGGGTCAAGTTGTGATCTTAAAACATCAACCTCAGATTTTCTAAACAATCTTTGGGGTAAATCAATAACTCTATTTCTATTGTAATCTTGAAGGACTCTCGTATTAGTGCGAGGCACGTCTATAGTTTGCTCTTTAAATAACTCTTTATATTCGTTATTATGAGAAGAAGAATTTCTAATAGCATCAACTAATTCAGGAAAAGTCCCCGCATCAATAAGGTTTTTAAATGAATCGGTAAACTCGTCTTCGGATGCCCCAAAAGAAACTACAGTATCCTTAGTATAAATGTTAGAGATCCACATTTTTGGTGGATTATCTGCGCTATACCCAGACCCACCATCGATGATAGTCAGCGCAGTTAACACGCCACCAGTAAAAGTTGGCTCCAATACAGCAACCTTTCCGCTAGGATTGTTTGGATCCGTAACAGCAATATCAGGTGTTTTGCCCAAAAGATTCCAGTTTTCACCACCACTTACAATACTATAACCAGTAACAACGCCATTTGTTAGTGTAAAATTGACATCTGGTTGCACAAATATGTTATAAACGTCTGGAGATTCCTTATCCAAGTCATGTACGGTGTATTGTACGGATTTTTCAAAGAATTCAAAGTATCCGCCAAAGAAACAGCGGTCGGTAATTCCGTATCCTGCCTTAGCTGTAACTGTAGCACCACGGTCAGTAGTGTAGGAAGTGTCCTTTACAAAGTCATTTCCGTCACCATCAATGTACATAATCTGATATGAGAAGTTTGAAACATCCGTATGGAAGGTTTTAATAACAACATGTCCATTTAAAGTATCACCTTCTTCGATTAATCCCACTTGTGCATTGGGATCAAGCGCAGTAATAGGTGCAACAGCGACAATTTTTATGTCAATAGTGAGTGTTGTTTGAGTCTGATCGTTGTGAGTATGCAAATATGAGAGGGTAAAAGTGTCATTTACCGCATAATTTTGACCAGAATCCATCAATTCCATGAATTCCCACTCAGTTCCAACAAAAGTAACGGGATCTGTGTTGGAAAGAGCGGGTCTAATGGCACATTTTACTCGTAATCCCTGTGCATTTCCGCTTTCTAGAGCATTTCCTTCAAAAATTGCGAAGGTTTCAAACTGCTCTTCACCACTTTTCCATGGATTTTGCGATCTTACAACAGGGTTTCCGCTAAAACTGATAGGATCCCACGCTAATTCATCAATTGAATCACCAGAATCGTAAAAATTTACGGAAGTTACGCCATCAGGCACAACAGATGATAACGAATTGTAGGTAACTACAACTTTATTGCTGTTTGTACCAATACCAAAGATCAACGGATACGGACAATCGGGATCTCCAGTCTCATCAGGACCATTATAACTGTAATTGCAGTATGTTTCTACTGGTGTGCAACTAAAAGATGCACAAGGAACGCATTTTGTCTTGCTACTTTCTGTAGGTGTACCAGCAGGAGAGGTGCTAGTAGTAGTTACTGGGTCCCCAGTTTCAGGATCAATGCTAGTAGAGGACGTTGTAGTGGTCCCTGAGCGTGATTCTGTCTCGGTGACAAGATAATAACAAGGGGTGCCTGCATTACCACCATCAGGACCAACGTCATACAGGAATCCAAACCATGTATCACTGTCCATCTCCTGAAAACTCAACTCAGAAGGAATATAATCAAAGTATGATCTACCACAACCCAGATCTCTTACAGGTTTACCACAATTGGAAGCTTCATAATCAGAAGCACCAATCGGTGAAGTATAGTCTCTACCACCGTTATAAGTTGGTGGAAAGGGACTATAAAGGAGACT